TAAACCAATCTTTAATTGTTCGCATTGTTTTTTGATTGTATCAATCCAAGTTTGATGAGTGGAAACTAAATTGCCTTTTGCAACTCGCCATTGTTCTAATCTCTCATACTCATCTTTAGTACAAGCAATAGTTCTTGAACGACAATGAGAAGTTCCAATAACATCTAATTGGTATTGGTCATTAAAAGATTTAGTAATCCCACTTTGTTCATCATAATAACCAGAACGACTACCTAAAAATTTGTCATTCGCCTCTTGATGTTTAGTTTTATGGGGGTTATCTTGATTACCCTCTTGTTCAGCAAGGATATCAGGATTTAGATTATTTTGCTTTAACTCATCACGATAATAAGCATAAGCAAATTTTCTGCCCTCATCACTTCCATACTCACTTCCATTTAGATTGCCATATAATCCAAAATCAAAATGAGATTTAGTTTCAGTTTTTTCATTTTCCTCATCAACATTTTCAGTATGTGCAAAATAAAAACATTTATCTTTTGCAACAACATCACAAGGACTTCCATACTTTTGTTTAAAGTGTCTTAATACTTTAACATCTTCTGGTGGGTATGCCCTTTCAACAATATCTTTTGCAAGTGAAAATGCCTCTTGATATTCATTATCAACATTTTCTCTTGCCATAAGATATGCCTCTTTCTCTTGTGTGTTTTCATTCTCGAAAACATTTTTTATTTTATTGAACAACTTGTTTCTCAACTCGGTGTTCATTCTTATTTTACTCATTTGTTATCCTTTCTTTTAGATTTAACATTATGGGATTTTATATCATTTAAAATAATCAAGTCAAATAAAAAAATAAAAAATTTGAAAAAAAATTTTGGTGGGGTGGGTGGGCCCGTAAGTCGTCAAGCTAATTAAGTCAAGAAAAAAATTTTAAAAAAAATAAAAAAAGTTATTGACTAAATATTGAAACTGTATTAGAAATTCCTATATAACAAAAAGAAAGGATAATACATTATGAGTACAAGATCACATATCAACATAGTTTTACCTGATAATTCAGTTAAATCTATTTATGTTCATAGTGATGGTTATCCTGATGGTGTTGGGCATTGTCTAATTAATAATTTTAATAGTTATGAAAAGGCTATTGAATTATTTAATTATGGCGATGCCTCATATCTCGGGGATACTATTGATGAATGTAGTTTTTATCATCGTGATTGGAAGAGAGATCTAGACAAAGCACGATTATATAAAAACGAATGGTTGTATATGAACGCTATGAAAGGTGAAGAATGGCATATTGAATTCATTTACTTGTTTAAAGAGGGACAATGGTTTGTTTCTTCAAGTGAAAGTATTGATGTTGCTGAAACTTCATTACCTATGGGTGTTTACGATGATGTTAAACACTTAAGTTATTACTCGGAGTTTGTGCCTGTTAAAGAGCATAGACATTTTACGGGTAAAAAGAACGATCATAGTGAAGTCAAAATGTTAGGTCAAATTATGAATATGTTTAAACAAGCAGGATTTGACGAAGATAAGGTTACAGTTCAAGGTGGAAAGTTGAAAAAAAGTAACTAATATATAATCGCGGGCGGTGAATGGGAGACTTGAAACCGCCCGCCTTGATCTCTGGTCCATCACACTGGAGGTAAACCTAGGCAGTGGGATGATGGACCTGAGATCAAGTGGTATGCTGTGAGTTTAAACACTATAACACGGTGTGGAGCATTACAGGATTTCTAGACCTGCGAGACGGCTAATAAAACATGCGCCGGCCCCGCGTAGCTCACTTGGTCAAAATTAATTTACAGCGTTGCAGAGTGGCTAACGGCCCATGCATCGCTGTAAGTTGTTAGTCAACAAGCTTGGGTGGGTGGGCCCGTCAGTCAACGAGCCAACGAGCATCGAGTCAACAAGCTTGACAAATTTTATTATGGGATTATATAGTACTAAAAAGAAAGGATAACTTTATGGATACAAAAGAAGCAAAACAAATCACCGGCTCACTAAGTAAGCCGTCAAAAATGCCAGGTTGGGCGTATGGTCTACCTGCAGCGGAATGCAAGACTGGTTCAAAGCTTGCAAAAAAAGAAAACACAACTTGCAGCGGCTGTTATGCATTGAAGGGTTGCTACGTCTTCCCAATTGTGCAAGCAGCGCAATATAGAAGGCTGGAAGCGTTACAGCATCCTGGCTGGGCCAAAGCAATGGCAGCTCAAATAAGCAAAAAGAAATCAAAATATTTTAGATGGCACGATTCCGGAGACGTACAGGACGAGCAGCACCTTATGAAAATTTTTGAAGTGTGCAGACTAACCCCGGAGATCCAGCACTGGATGCCCACACGTGAAGCGTGGGTGAAAGCCTTCCTTGATCAGGCCCCGGACAATTTGGTAATTAGATTTAGCATGCCAATGGTGGACCAGGAAGCGGCGGCGAGCTGGCCTAACACGTCAACGGTTGTAACTGATGACACTAAAAGAACTTGCCCCGCTCCGGATCAGGCCAACGCCTGCGGTGACTGTAGAGCATGCTGGGACAAATCAATACATAATATTGCATACGGCAAGCATTAATGACATTTACCTGGAAACACCCAAAGTATTATGAAGAGCTCAGGAGGAGAAGGAGGGAGGAGTCCACGAGCCATCAAGCAAGTGAAGCGACAAGCGAACCATCGAGCACAGCCGACGAGCCATCGAGCACAGTCAACGAGCCATCAAGCCAACAAGCAAGTCAACGAGCCATCAAGCATTAATCAACAAGCGTTGTATTTCTTTCCAATCATCGAGCGCAGCGGCCGGCGTATCGTTATGATTTTTTATTAAATCGTGGATCGCTGAGCTTTCATAAAGTTTTACGGCTCGGGGAGAGAGGGTCTGGAGCAGGATGAAATTACGATTAGGACGAGTTGAGTGAAACATAATTTGATGGGGTGAGAAGCTAACTTTATTGCCTCTTGCAACCTTTAATTCACACATGAAAAAACCACAATTATTATTATATCCCAACAGATCCGGCACACCAAAGGATGCCCAAGATTCCAGTCTTGTCCACTTAATTTTGGGTGTATTTTTCTTGACCAACTGCCAAAATTTTGACTCTGGTTTCATCGTACGAAAAGGAAAAATTATTCACTTAAAATCATTAGTCTGTGTGTATCTCCAGAACCAATAATCTTATTTTCTACAAGTTTTACTTCGTAAATATCTTTGGGTTCAAATCTATTATCTTTGTATACTACTTGGACTCTAGCGTTCTTTCCCACTTCACTCTTGTTAAATTTCTCTAAAACTTCCATTAATTGTTTTGTTGTTAGCATATTGCTTTGTACGGTAATTTACGATATAAGTCAATTATTATGGGATTACCAAGACAATTAACTGAAAGGCAAATGAAGTTTGCAGAATTATTAGTTTATCATGAAGGTAGACTAAGTCCTGCTGAATGTGCTGAGCAAGCAGGTTATAAAACTAGACCAAGGCAAGCTGCATCTGAATTAAGAAACCCAAGAATATCACCTTTAGTTGTAAAATATATTGGAGAGTTAAGAGCAGAAGTTCAAGAGAAATATGGAATTACTTTTGAAAAGCATGTGACTGAACTTGCAAAACTTAGAGATGATGCAAGAACTAAAGGAGCATGGGCTGCAGCCATAAATGCAGAGATTGCTAGAGGTAAAGCAGGTGGATTATATGTAGATCAAAAAATTATTAAATATGGAAATTTAGATCAATTAACTGAAGATGAATTACAAACTAAGATGAAGCAGATTCTTTCTGATCACAAGGTTTTGCTTGAAGGCGTAGATTTTCAAGTGTTAGATGAGCCAAAGGCCTCTGCTGATCCTGAACCGGCTCCGGCTCAAGACAATGACACTGTTCTAGTAGAACACAGCAATAACAAGTCCACCACGGACACTCAGGTTTAAACATTAACCTTTTCCATTTTAACTATACAACCAACAGGAAATACATTTCTGTCTGAGAATAAGTCATCACCTTCTTCATAACTTGCAAAAGTTCTAATGCATTTTTTATCTTTGTTAAAGACGTATGCATGAGTAACCATTACACTAGGCATCATTCCTAAAAATTCTATTTCAGTTGCATGCCCACTATCACCAGTGATATCAACCCATGTGATTTTATAGAAGTAATATCTTTTCTTCTTAATCACAACAGATTTGTATTTTGACTTTTTAAGTTTTTTAGGCATAGAGTCTTTTAGCATATAAGGGAGATTTTTGACCCTATAAAGTTTTTTTCAAAACAAAAAAAAGTCTCGCGCGTCGAGTACAAAAAAGTGTTGTATACCAATGCTTTTAAATGCGTCATGGTAGCACACTCAAAAAAGTATTGATTATCAACCCTCATTTACCTACCACCACCACCACGCATTTTGAAAATTTTTGTAAAAAAAAACAATAGGGGGTCTAACCCTACTATAGAGCGGTAGCTTAATTGAGCTCATTGTTGTTTTTATGCAACACTCTTA